GCTTGTTCTGCAAACATAGCATGTTGATCTGCCGTGAACGTCTGTTCGCAGATATCTTCTACATTCGCTTTTAATTCGGTGTAGTTCACTACGCCATTGGCCCCCGTGCCATTGTGCCTTTAGTAGCTGCACCCGCACCACGCATCTTGATACCACTAGTTTTAACGTCAATGGGTTGGTTACAACACTCAGACTTATAAACCGTAGGTTGATTCGGGAACTCAATAACCTTTGGTGCCTTCTTGCTTTCTCTTTTCATTTTCAAACCTCTACGTGATTGAAATCGTTACTTCGCCTATCTGTCCAAACGCACTCATGTTGTTTGCGTCGGCTGGTTGTATATGTGCCCTACTAGCCGGAAGCTCCGCGAAGTCTGGTCTTGGGTCACGTATAGCTTGCGGATCATCTACTGGAAACTCACCTAACCTATTCTGCGGCTGGTCAGGATTCCAGCATTCTGGACACGCTTTTAAATTCGTTTTGTTGTTCTTTCGTATAAGTTGTTTAAGTTCTCTAAGCCTGTACTGAAATCCGCAAATATCACATATTGCGATAGCTTTTTGACCCGACGCATATTTATGGGCCATCTCTATCTAACCCCATAAATACGAGGTACTAAGCTAAGCGTAGCTTTCTCTCTATCCTCTTGCGCCGCTAAATCAAACTGCCTTTCGTATTCTGTTTGCAGCATTGGGACACGAGACATTAACTCTGGGTCTTTTTGTGCTATGTAGTATGCAAGCCCCGCGACTAAGCAAGGTAAAAATCTAAAGTTCACATCCGGCGTTTCTACGCCACTACCCGCATCTTCAATACGGCGCATTCGCCAATACTTCAAAACGTAAGTGCTAGACGCATCAGGTACAGGCCACACGGTAACGGATGGGTTTGCTTGCCCCCTGTCCACGTATATCTGTATTGGTCGTCCCTGTGAAAGCTTGTTGGGTATACTGGCGTAAGTAGAAACACTTATGCGAGATATGTTGAGATCAGACTGAGTAGACACATTACCGCTACCAGTACGTACAACATGCTCAAGCAAATCAATGGTATCCGCCGGTAGGTTATACGTCGCAGTTCCTTCAGTGAGGTTGACAGCGCCTTCCTCAATCGTCCACATATTAATGCCACGGTTCTGCCACTCAATAGTAAGGAGGTTCATAGACCGACGCGCAGTACGCAAGTCATAGCCCGAACGCATTTCACGGCCCGCACGTTCCCACGCTTCTTCAGCGATCTCCGTGAAGTCCATGTTGAATGTTGCTGTACCGGAAGTAGCCATCTATTTTTTCTTCGCCACCTTCTTCTTACGTTTCAAAGATTGGACTCTCTTAGGCGCTCCTGCTGGTTGACCTAGCCGTTTCTTCTGGGCTATCCGAGATCGTTTCTCGGATTTAGTCATCTCACCAGAGGTTTTAGGGGTCTTACTGGAAACTCGTTTGGTGGGTCTACAGTAAGGCGTGCCCCTCTTTTCACCTTCTTTGCGCCCGCAGGCTTTTCCCGTGCGAACGTCTTTCCAATCTTCCTTAAACCAGCGTTTTAACGCTGCGCCTTTTTTCGTCTTACGAACGGCCACTGGACTTATTACCCCAGTTCTTGGCACCGACTTTACGGCACTTAGCTATGGCACCAGAAGCATAAGCAGAGGGGAACACTTTGTACCGAGCCTTCACCTTACGGTAACACTCGTCTTTAACTGATCCACCTTTATTGAAGGCTATGGGCTTTATTGCACCCATACCTCTGCATTTCCTCACCGCATTGTGCCTCGTGTTCTACCACGTTGGCAGATACCGTCACCCCGGACGCCCCCGCCTCTTTTCATGCCTTTAACTTTACCGCCGTAGGCCATAGCACCTTTACCATCAGCAGCATAGAAAGGAACTCTTTCGCCTTCGTCGTTAGTTACCATTTGCAACTTACCACCAGACTTATAGCCCTTATGCTCAGAGTCTTTCATCATGGTGCCGTCTGGCATACGGTGATAACCGGGCCTTCCGCCCTTTTTCATGCGTTTGGTACCGCAATTAGACACTAGATCACCTCCTTCGTTGAATGAACGGCCTCTGTCGGCCTTCATGTACTCACGCCCCACGCTCTGTGGGACACCGGCACGTCTAGCGAACTGGGGGTTATTAGCCACCGCCGCCATGAAATTGTGCTGTGCCTTAGACTTGCTAGGCACTACCACTTAACCTTATCGGCCCAATAAGCTGCGCTCATCTTGCCTTTGGCAATATTCTTGCCGTGGCGGGCCTTAAATGACTTGCGCTTCGCCTTCATCCGTGCGGACTCGCCTTTCTTGGGCTTTCCAGCCGTACCCGAAACGGTTCCGACCTTTTTACCCTGCTGCCCAAAACGAATGATCTTCTCCTTCCCGCCCTCACAAGCCTTCACAATGTGGGACTTTTTAGGGTGAGAAGGAGTACGACGCGGCTTGTTACAAGCCATTTTCTTCTTGTCTACGGGTTTAGCCACAGAACACCGTCACGTTAGACACTTGGTCTAAAGTCATAACTGCAAAATCGGTAGAGTTGCTGCGCTGAGTAAGAATACCCAACTCAGGAATAGTCACACTATCCGAAAATGAAGTAGATGAAACCGGAGTATCAATCTGTAGAAGCAATGTGCCAGAGCTGCTATTTAAGTTGAACTTAATAGACCCCGCAGTGCCCGCACCCACGTAATACAAGCTCTTCAGCCTAGTTCGACCAAACGCCAGAGAACCCGTAGTTCCTATGCTTACAGCGCCAGCAGAAGCTGCATCTATCGAAATACTGTCTATATAAGTATAAAAGTTTGTAGAAGAACTAGTGCTGGCACTCGCGCCAGACACTTCTTCTGTGGTGTAAGCGCCGGTCAGGTCGCCAACCTTAATACCTGTAATGGTAAAGGTACGCCCTGCATCTGCGCCTGCACACGTAAACAATATCTTATAGCCAGTACCGTATGGGCTAACGTCATTTGTCAGCAGGGTAATATCTCCGGCACCACTAATTGTTGCCGCTGCTCTTAGCAACGTGGCACTAGTAGACGGAGTTATAGCCCAGATATCTGAGGTAGCCATAGGTCACCTCCTACTTAATTCTGCTTATACAGAATAGTAATAGTTGCAGCACCTGCGCTTGCGTCACTGTTTGAGTCTGTATAAGTGGCGTAAACAGTCACGTCAGAAGTGCCTACATCGGCCAATTCTGCTAACTGAGAAGCGTCACTAGAAGCCAACACACGAGCAGCACTAGCTACATCAAGGTTATCGGCGTACAGATTTGCAGTAGAGCCATCGCCCAAATCAACGAGGTCAGTGCCACTACCGTCAAAAGGGGTGGTTACGTCTACATAAATCTCAATAATTTGAGAGTTAGCAGGGATCGTACCAATCGCTACGGCAGTGCCGTCATCGGTATAAGCAATAGTGCCTTTCTGGGAAAGAACGACGTTTCCGACGTTCGCGGATGCGCCTTCACGCACGGTGCCCGCTCGGACGGGGCCTGAGAAGGTAGTAGTAGCCATATGTATCTCCTGTCGTGGCTAATGTCAGATGCCGGATTGCACCTGTCAGGGATAGGTTGATCTTATATAAAAGGAAAGGGGGGCACAAGCCCCCCTCTCTGTTCTAGCTTTAGCTAGCTCCGGGCGAACCGAAGATTCCCAAGGGGTCAGAAACACCGAAGGAGTAACGCTCACGAGCCTTGTAGCGGCTGTTGCCAGTATCAAAGTCAGCATCCATAGATGTCTGCATTGGGGTACGGACAAAGTGCTTAAGGCCGTTTGGAACGTCAGTCATCAAGAACCAAGCATTGGTATCAGTCAGGTAGTGGTTAACGCTGTAACCTTCTGGGATTGAACCATTTGACTTGATTGCGTTGAGGTCGTTGTCGGCAGTTCCAACACGCAGTTCAGTTTCTAGCAAACGAGTTGCAGTAAACATCAGTGCGGGTGGAATGATCAACTTACGAGGCTTCGCAGCGATCAACAGACCACGCTCATCAGTCCAACCAGCGATCTGAATTACAGCAGCTTCCAGAGAAGTCTCATTCAGGTCAGAGCCAGTAGTAGGACGGTTTGAGTTAGTTCCACCAGAAACTAGTGGATGGTCTGTAGCACAAAGGACTTTACCGTCACCGTAGGTTGGGTTGCCAGAACCTGTAAATGCTTGGTTCAGAATGTTGGCAGCCTTAACCTGCTTGGTATAAGCCATAGCGCGGGCAAGTGCCTTGGTATAACGAGAAGACAGGGAATCGTACAGGTTATCTTCAATCGCTTCTTCAGTGATCGAAAAGCCCATAGAAATTGTCTCGTGGTTATAACGAGCAGACCACGCTTCTTGTGCGTTATCGTACTGGATTGCAGAACCTTCACCCTTCACAGGGGCGGCGCTGAAACCAGACAATTTAGTTTCTTCTTCAAAAGAACGCTCTGAGGATTCAGTCTCGAAAATCTCAGCGTGCTCTTCACCGTATTTTGCATACTCAAGGCCAAACAGGGCGTTAAGACCCGGAAGGAGTTCCTTGAGGAGCTGGGCGCGTGATATAGCCATCGTTCAGACCCTCCCTTAAACGCCAAGTGTGTTATCCATCTGATGACCGGCATTCCACTTAACGAGGGCTTCCGTATAACCACCAGATGAATTTTTAGTCTCTTCAACCAGCTCAACAATGCGGAAAGGCAGGGTGTTGGTAACAGCAGAAGTATCAGAGATACCAATTTTTGAGTTGCCAGTAGCAGTATCACCAGCGTTGTTCACGCCAGCAACATTAGCGCCCAGATCAGTCAACGCGAGATCGCCGATGGTAGTGCCAGAAGACAGTACCGCAGCTTTAAACAGAACATCTGTCGCATCAACAACATAGGCCACAGCGTCAGACGCTACTGTGCCAGAAGGCCAGTAATTGCTGAACAGCAATTGCCCAGTTACAGGATCAGAATAAGAACAACCCATGAAGACACCAATTGGAGTCATTGCTGCATCAGCAGTATCAACTTCAACAGTGCCGCCGGTTACGAGCTTAACAGCATCGCCTTTAAAAATGTTAGACGCATAACCGCTTGCAATAGAGTACAAACGAGTAACGCCAGCATAAGGAGTGCCGCTAACCATCTTAACCGGTACAAGCCCGTAAGGGCCAGATACAGTCGGATAAGCCATTGTTAGCTCCTAAAATTAACCTTTACCAAAAGTAACCGTGGACTT